GGACCTGTTCCCCCCGCTAACTAGCAGCTCACTATGCACTTCCAATAGTTCCTCGGCATCCCGCCAATGAGGCAGCTTCCACCCGTACCGATAGGGGTCACGCCTGCTATTGGCGATAGCCGAGTGGTAAAGCTCGTGGAGCTTCAGGACATCCTGCGGCTCCATCGCCGCCAACTCCTCGTCAGTCGGCGGCTTTAGAACTTCGTGCGGTTCCCAGACTAAGGCCATTGTTAAAGGAAAGCCTCGTTTTCTTTAATGCCGGGAATCGCCATTAAAGGAAAGCCTAGTTTCCATTTTCTGGATGTTGAAAAAACACCCCAGCCTTTTCAACACGCCTCCACGGGTTTAGCCACCACTTCCACGCTACTAGCCTTCAGCTTGGCCCGGGCTTCCTCAATAGCCTTCATCGCATCCTCCAAGCTGGGCGCGGCACCCTTATGCTCCACCACCACCTTGTTCTCCCCCATTACGGCCAAGTACTTGTCTATGCTGATGCCCCAAGGGATCGCCAAGTCTCGGATGTTGGTACGCGCCAACTGCTCAGGGTCCTCCGCCAGCATCCTCATCTTCTCTTTCTGAAGTAGCCGTAACCCCTCCGCGACCTCAAGGGCATCCTGCGCCAACACCTGCCTCCGTTCCTCCAACACCATCTGATGCCGGGCCTTTAGCCGACTAATCGTCTCCCACTTCATCCCCAGCTCCTCCCTGATCTTCCCAAAGGAGCACCCCTCAGCCAACATCTCCAAAGCTTTGACGGCCTTAGCCGGGTCACGCCTTTCCAAGAAGTTCCCCTCAGCCTCCCCAAACTTAGCAATCTCCACCGCCATCTCACTAACAGGCTTTCTAGCCCGTTTAGCGCGTTCTTTAGCCATAGGGCTATGCTGGTATGCCCCAAGGGCTCAAATCAAGCCTAATCGCATAGGGCGGCTTTTAGGGACATATTGGGAATTTTTTAAAAGGGTCGAGTGGAGCACAGGGCGACATCTTGGGAATTTTTTAAAAGGGCTTAGTGGAGCAATCCCAATTTACCCACCCCCCCACCCCACCAACCCCCTCCCCCCCTAGGGGTAACACCCTAGTCACACTTGTGATGAGGCAAACACCCCAGTCACGGATGGGATGAGTGGAACACCCCAGTCACAAACGGGAGGGGTCCGGACCGGGCGCGGGGGCGTGCGTGGTTAAGGGGGGAAAGGGTTGCCGGGCTGTGTCCACCCTGTCACGCCGAGCCTGTCCGCTGTCGCCTGTCTGGCTCCCTGTCTGTCCTGTCACCTGTCCCTTCCTGTCGGGCTGGTCTGGTCTGGTCTGGTTTAGTCTCCCATTTGTGACCATTGGGTGGTTGGCCGGGGCTGTTTTGCAGGCTGGCTGCATTTCGTTTCCTGAGCCGTTTCCGTGCGTTTTGCGGGGTTTTGGGTGCCTGTGCGGGTGGTGGCCTAGATAGGGTCGAGATTTCGCGTCTATTGCATTTTGGGGAATTTTCCCCTAATACTGAGCACGCGGAGCATAAGCGGATCTGATGGGCCGGTGGGACCCTGTAGGTGGGCTGATGGGTGGCCGGGATCTGGTGGCCGGGGCTCGGGAATCTGAGGGGGTGGTGCAGATTTCGCGAAAATGTCGTTGACGGTGGGCCGATCTTCTGCGCTCTAAGGGGAAGCGAGGCGACGACCGCCGAGCGAAACACGAAACACACACACCCGATGACCACCACCGACACCCTGTCCCACGTGCTGCTGACCCTGCACCTGTCCAATCTCAGCGAGGCCGAGCTGACCGCTCTCGTCGAGCGTCTCGGCGGGGCGCACTGGATTCCGTCCAAGCTGATTCACGCGAAGGCCGAGGCCGACCGGCTGCGGCAGCAGGCGGACGAGATCGAGCACCGCGCAGCTCGTGCGCTGGCCGATGAGCTGCTGGAAGATTGGACGGCGGACGAGATCGAAGCCGCGAAGTGAGGCCGAAACACCCGCAAGGGTGTCCGGTGGTTACGCCACCGCTGACGAGGCCAGCCGCCCGAACCACAGACCCAGATCCACAGATGAAAAGCCCGATTCAACAGTTCGCCGATGACGTAAATGCCGCTTGCCCGCTTATTGAGGCGCCGGACGTATCTTCCCCTGCGTGGGACGTAGTGGAGGGATCGCCGGGCCGCGAATACTACCGCCAGTCGCCCTACGCCACGGTCACCGCCTACCGGCGCGGGTTCGTCGTCGAGAACATCGTTACCGGCGGGAAGCACCCAGCGGCAACGTGGGGCGCTGCTCTCGCGATTCGGGCCGCGCTTGTGGGCCGATACCAAATGATCTCGATGGGTGGCCGATTCTGACAGGCCGAAACGCCCTTGCGGGCGTCCGTGCGTCACGCGCACGCTGACGAGGCCAGCCGCCACGACACAACAGACCCAGATCAACCAATGCACACCGTGATTGAAACCCGCTTCCTAGACGCAGAGGGCGAGACGCTCGACATCTCCACTCACGACACCGTGACCGAAGCCCGCGCTGATCTGGCGGGCGTCCCGTGCGCGGCGTGGGTGATGGAACGCCGGACCTGTTACGACAGGCCGGGGAGGCCGGACCTGTACCGGGTGATTGCCTGCGGCGGTGACGCTCGGGCTCTCAAGGCGGCGGGGTTCTGAAGGTTCCCCTTGGCCCCTGTGACAACGGGGGCCTCGGGGAGCCGTCAGGCTCCGTCAACCCACAACCACACACAATGACCACGAAACAGACCATCAAGAGAGGGGACCGCATTCGAGTCACCGACCACCAGAGCCCGCTGTCGAAGGCGGTGATCTACACCGTGCAGGGGACCCGCAACAGGTTGCCCGTCGTGCACGATTACTGGCAGGCGGTGACCGTCCGAAGCTTCGAAAAGGTTCCCTGACCACAACCCACAACCACACACAATGCACACCACACACACCGACGCCCACAAACTGGGCGAGATGCTCGAAACCCTGCACCGCTTCGTCCGCCAGCGGCCCGGCCTTGAGTTCGCCAACTACGGGGACGCGGCCAGCTACCGCCGCGAGTTGCGCGAGATCGCCCGCGACAAGCGGGACGCGGAAGCCATGATCTGGTACGTATGGCGGGCCTCTGTCGCCGGGTTCCGGCCTGAGCTGCTGTCGTCCGCCGCGAAGATCGCCTTCAGCGGTCGCCTGTCGTGGACCGGGACGGGCTGGGAGTACACAACCGGCCAGTACTGGCCGACCGAGTACCGGCGCGCCGCCTGTGCTGCGCTGTCGTTGGCCCTTCGGACCCATTGGGAACAGCCGACGCTGGCGAAGGCGTACCGCACGGCGAAGAATGCGCTGGGCGTGGGCGTGGCGAAGCGGTGGTTCCGCTGATCCGATGAAATACGAAATCACATCAGAGCTGGCGGGTGCCGTTGACGCCCTTTTCACGGCCCGGGACTTCTGCGGCGATGAGGCTGCGGCCCTGCGCGAGTGGGAGTGGGAAAACCGCAAGCTGACCGAAGGCGAGCGGTTCGCCGTGCGTCAGGAACTGGCCCGCCAATGGGCCGACTTCAGAGAGGAGGCCCGGCGATGAGCGCCACAATGAACCGCTGGGCCACGGCCCACGTTGACCGCTGCCGGGAAATGGAGAGCGCAGCCTGCCGGGATCTGGTGGCCTTCGGCGGCGGGAGCCGGACCCGCAAGCGGCTGGCCGACGCCCTGCGCGGCTGGCGGCAGATCGGGGACCACGACCGGGCGCGCTGGCTGGCCCGGCACGCCTACTTCATCACCGGGGAGGTCAGCCGATGAAGAAGGCCGACTTCATCACGACCGCCGTCTGGCTGCTCGTCTGCGGGGCCTGCCTGCTGTACGGGCTCGGGCTGGCCCTGCTGGGCTGACCCAGCCGACGCCACAACCAGCCGCCCCTTCGCCGGGGCGGCTTTTTCGTGGCCCTGTGCGGCGATCTAGGCGCAGACCGAGCCCCACCAGTTCGCTTTTAACGGGTCCGGCTTCCGCGGGGGGTGTCACGGTAGCCCTAGCGCATCAAAACCCGTAGAAACGCAAGCAAACGCCCTTTCTGGCGATTTCCGAAACTGGGGAATTTTCCCCAATTCAGAGCCTCGGGTATTTCCCTCAGTAACACTTGTGACTGAGGTGTTTTCCTCAGCACAAACGGTGCTAGGGTGTTTCCCCTACGTAGTCCTACGTAGTGCCCTGTACGTACCCCTGCGCGGGGAAGAAGCTTGCCGGGCGCGCGCCTATTAGGGAAAAGCTCCTTAAAGGACGAATCCCCCTTAAAGGGCAAATCCCCTTAAAGGGTGAATCCCCGGCAACTAAATCGAGTAAATCTACTAAAATGCCCGAATCACAACTCCTGATCCTATTCCTCGCTATCGTCCAGATGGAGAGTGCCGGGGACCTGAACGCCCGCAATGGCTCCGCCATAGGCCCGGCCCAAATCCAGCCTGCCGTGGTTAAGGACATTCAAAACTGGGGCCACCAAGCCTCCTTAAAGGACCGATCCACCCTTGATGGCAGCTTCCGCTTGTTCGTGCTCTACACGGACAGGTGGGTAGCGCGGCACCGGCTACCCGACACGCCGCAGACGCGGGCGAACATCTGGAGGCACGGGCCTAACTCAAAGTATGCCTTAAAGGGCGAATCCTCGAAATACGCCTTAAAGGTCGAATTAATGGTGAATAATCCAAGTCTCGGTTGGGCTCACCCTAACAGCCGTAAATGGCTGGCTGACCGAGGGAAGCGTGACCTGAGACGCTAGGGTGATCGCCACTTTCTTTGCCGGGACTCCGCTTAAAACCTTCACCCTCTTAGAACTTTCTTCAAACATATCTAACTGGTCTTCAGAGGTTTGCACGCTTAAAGGCAAAATCACGCATCTAAAGCTTGATGTCAACCGTCTAACCTGCACAGTCAGCGATGTCAGATGCGGTGTGATGGCCGCTCAACTAAGTTTGGGGCAAGAAGCCCGAGCCCGGTCGAGTCCATCACCTCGCCGGGCTTCTTTCTTTTAAGGAGCCCGCGTAGGGTTCCGGCCACGTAATGCCATAAATGCCCCGGACGCCTTAAACGGCGACACACTTAGCTTGGCTAGGTTAGTTGGGCAAAAGTCCATCCCGAAACTTTGAGACTTCGATAGGGGTGGCGTGGGGGCTCTAAAGCACTCAGGCTCAGGTCAGACCCGCCCAACCCGAAACTCTGAGCTTGCCTTGGAGGAATAAGCCAACGGGAACAGCAGACCATAGGAACCCCTATGGAAGTCTCTTGCATCTCGGCTAGGTCAGTAGACAAGAGTGATCTTTAGATGTTACTGCCGGGACTCAGCTACGCCTCGCCCTGTGGCGGATTGGAAAAAACATACATTCAAATTGTTCAGCTAAACCCAACAAAACAGATGATGACACTAATATGCACCGGACTCGGATTCCTGATCGGGATCGTAGTCGGAATTGTGATTCAAAGCGAGAATGGTCCTGACCGGGAGGACTTTGAGTGAATCACGCAGAAGAAGCCATCAGGCTGATCACGGGGGACCGGAACGAGAGCTACGGCACCCCAGATCAAGATTTCAGCGGCATCGCCGCGATGTGGACGGGACTGCTCAACACCCGGCTTACCAGCCCCATCACCGCAGAGGATGTTCCCCTGATGATGTGTGCCTTAAAGCTTCGCAGGCAGGCACATAAGCCGAAGGACGACAATTTGATTGACGCGCACGGGTATCTCCTGTGCCTTCAATGGATGCAGACGGGCAAAAGGCCCGTCGTAGGAAACCAAACAGAGAAAGCAGCACACAATGAAGACTAAGAGACCAGCCCTCTACAGCCCCTTGGCAATGACCGCCTACTTCCTCGGACGGGCGGAAGCCCACCGACTGATGGCCCAAACCGAAACCCGCGAAACCCTCCGGCAGGGCTCCCGGCAGATGATGCGCCAAAGCGCCCTGCGGGCGGTCCATTGGATGCGCCAGATCGGAGGTGCGTCTTGAGCCCCGATCAAAAGATCGACCAAGTGATGATCACCATCGCAGTCGCCAATGGGGATGACTGGATGAAATACCCAAGAAACACCATTGTTCGCACAATGCATCCCGTCACGCTCCGGGAGCTGAAGCCGGAATGCGAGTTGGCATTCAAGAAGACCATCGAACTGATGTGCAAGGAGGTGGAGTTGTGAGCCCGCTCAACGAGCACAAGGATATGATCGCCATCTCAGCCTACTACAAGGTGCAGGCTCAGGTGGACGACCTCCAAAGGCAATTGGACAACGCTCGGACTGGCTGGCTCTGTGAGACTTGTGATGGCCGGGAGTGTGAGGGCCAGCGGCAAAGTGAGCTGATGTTCGCGGAAAACGAGTCCCTGCGTGAAAAAATAGACGACTGGGAGAATGCGGTAGCGCACGCCCTCGATCATCGACTTGACGAGCAACATTGCACTTGTGTGGTTCCATTAGTGGGAAAGGTGAAACAACTGGAGCGTGAGAACGCCGCGCTGCGGGCCGCCCTCGACGCCGCACGAAAGGAGCAGCCGTGAGCGAAGATATACACCTGACGCCTGAACTGAATAAGGCACTCGACGCTCTGTTTGCCAAAACTGGCAAGACACCCGAACTGATCTATGACTCAGAGGACAAAGTAGTCGTAGAGTTGGTCAACCAAGTGCGCGATAAGCTGGCAGAAGAAGACAAGCGCAAGCGTGAACTCGTCTGGAAATACAGAAACCACAAATGAACGCTAACTTACAAAATCAGGGAGAATCGTGAGCTATCCAATGCACCCCAAGGCTCAGGAGATAGAGCGCCGCCTTATGCAAATGCAGATGGTCAAGGAGATCATCGCAGACCTCCATTGCGGATGGCGTGCGATCAAACGTCAGCGACGACGCATCGGACTAAAGCTCATCTGGGCAACTGAGGCCGAGCGAATCGCCATTGCTGATAAGCGGGGCGTGGATAGGAGGTTAGTTACGTGACTCCCTTAACAGCAAAAGCCCAGCTTGATGTCCTGCAATGCGGCAGACCGGCCAAAGTTAAAGCCGAGTTCGCCGCCAATTTAGAAACACAAATATATGCCCTCACAGCCTTCATCCGAGACCCCGAAGTCTTCCAACACCTCAGCGTGGCACACATCGCCAAACTCGACTCTATCTTTACGGATAAAGTTTGAAAACGCGCTACGATCAGGAATGACCCTCAAAGAATTGCGGGCTGAGTTCCGGCAGATCGATCCGAAAACCGTATCCCATCGAATTACAACGATGGGCTACCAGAGACACTACCTCACCAACGAGGAGTACAAACACATCCTAGCACGCAGAAAGATACAAAATGAAACTCCCGCACAATGAGGAAGCTGAGAGGATTGTCCTCTCGGTCGTGATGAACGAGGGTCCATCGGCCCTCCTCAAAGCTCTGGACTACAAAGTCACAGAGGCTTGGTTCTACAACCAGTTTGCCAAGGTGATCTGGAAGCAGGTCAACGAGGCCCACATCCGGGGGATTGGACTAGAGCCGCACATCATCTGCGCGGAACTCAAGAAGACCGACCCAGAACTCAAGCGATGCGGAGGACTGGCTAACTTCTCGGACATTTCAGGAGCCTCGCCTACGCCTCTGGCGTTCGTTTATAGCTTAGATGCCCTGCGTGACCTGTATCAGGCCCGCGAACTGGCTGTGGTGGCCTCAGAGACCCAGCAAATGGCCTTAGCGGGCAAGCCACAGGTCGATGAGTTTGTCGCCAAGATCAGCAAGGTCTTAGCTATCCGAAATCAGACCGCTACGCAGGTGTCGCTCAAGGACGCCGCGAGTCAGGTGATGGCTGATCTGGCGAAGCTGTTGTCCGGGGAGGCTGAACAGACAGGGATGACTTGGCCGTGGCCTGATATGACCAAGGAGCTAGGAGCCGCGACTGGCGGGGAACTAATCGTCATCGCTGCCCGTCCGGGTGTCGGTAAGAGTTCAATGGCCCGCGACATCTGCCGCCATTTCGCGTCCCGATATGGCGACACGCTCCTCTTTTCGCGTGAGATGCCGGTGAAGAAGGTGTGCAAAGGTTTAGCTGGAATGATGTCGGGCGTCTCCGTCCGTGCCATCGAATCCCGGCAAGCCTCCCAGCATCAGATCAAAGCGTTTGAGAACGCCTTGAAGGACATCGAGACCAACCTGTCCAAGAAGCTGCACATCTTCGACTCGGATCGGAACCCCTCCCAGATCGCCGCCCGCATAGAAGCCTGCAAAGCCTTTATGCAGGTCAAAGCCGTGGTCATCGACTACCTCCAGCTTTACGTGCCACCGCACGGCAAGGGAGAGACGCGGGACATTGCGATTGGACAGACGACCCTAGCCTTCAAGGACTTGGCCGTCTCGATGGGCATCCCCGTCATCCTTCTGGCTCAGGTAAGCCGGGAGGTCGAAAGAGAGAATCGCATTCCCCGCCTCTCAGACCTCCGGGAATCGGGCAACATCGAGCAGGACGCTGATCGAGTCATCTTCATCCATCTTCCATCCGAGAACTCCGAGGGCGGCACGCAGACCCTCAACGACCAGACCGTTCAAAACCTAGAGGTGGAGATTGTCCAAGCTAAGGGCAGAGACAACGGCTGCGCCTCCATCCGAATGGTCTTCAACCGTCCCACCACCAAGTTTCAACAGATCGCACGATGAACGGCAAAGGCGATTCACCAAGAAATAATCACTCGGAAGCCTTTCGTACTGGCTGGGATAGGGTTTTCGGAAAAGAAAAGGCTTCCCTTTCTGGGAACAATCCACCACAAGAGAAACGAGATAAAGATGATAAAAATGAAACTCACACGAAACGACTACGAGACGCAGCTCGCTAAAGCTGCGCTAGTCATCAGCGGTTTTCTTAACCGCTTCGAAGAACCGACCTGCCAAGAGCAGGCTGAAGTTGCCGAGATGGCGATGCTTTGGCTCCGCGAAACTGACGAACTGCTGAACACAGATGAAAACATCGGACAAAATTGACCTGATCTCTGCGGCCCTTCTGGTCGCTCAACGCGAGGTGGCGAACGCCAGCAAGGACGCCAAGAACCCGCACTTCAAGAACTCATACGCCAGCTTAGGCTCGGTGATTGAGGCCACTAAGGGCCCGCTCAACAAGGCGGGGATTGTAGTCCTCCAGACGCTCGGAGACGGCGGGGATCGGGTGCATCTGACCACCCGCCTCCTGCACACTAGCGGGCAATGGATCGAGGACACGGCTTCTTCCCCGCTTCCCAAGGCCGATCCGCAGGGAGTGGGCTCCGCAACGACTTATCTGCGCCGCTATGCCCTCGCCGCATTCCTCTGCATCACGCAGGAAGACGACGATGGCGAGGCTGCTCGTCCGGCCAACCCTGTCATCAAGACCTACGTTCCCAAGCAGGTGAACAAGGACGACCCGTTCTGATGAAACGCAAGAAGGCCAAGAAGCCGAGTCTCGCGGATTACACGCAAATCCACGTTCCTTGGAAGGTCTGGTCGATTGATGCCAAGACCGGCAAGCAGTCCGAAATCAGCTTTGAAGAGTACCAGAAACGCGAGATTGTCCGCCTCAGTAAAGAGGTGCACGACCTGAGTGCACGCAATGCGAAGCTTCGTGAGCTTTTAGGAGTTTGATCCGTAACCCAAACCAAAACCAACAATGAAGACCGAATACGATAACACCAACAAGGGCGCTCTCTTCCGTGATGCTAACAAGCCGGAAGGTTCCAAGAAGCCGGATTACACCGGAACGCTGAACGTCAACGGCAAGGAATACCGCCTCGCTGGCTGGATTCGCGAGTCCCAGCGGGTGGGCAAGTTCCTGTCCCTAGACATCAGCGAGCCCCGTCCCACCAATAAGCCGTCCTCCACGGACGAACTCTGATGCATTGGTACACCACGGAAGGCGCGGCTGCACACACGCAGCCAACCAAGAAAGGGGCCAAGAATCCCTTCCGGGCCACCACGATTCGGGACGCGAAGGAGCAGGGGCTCCTTCCGTCCATCACCGGCATCCTGTCGGTCATCGACAATCCAGCCTTGAACCGCTGGAAGATGGGCAAGGTCGCGGAGTACTGCTTTCACGCTCCTCCCATCGGAGATGAGCAGATGGAGGAATACGTCGCCAATGCCCTTTCCAAGGCATTAGACGAGGTTTCAGACGCTGCTGAGCTTGGGACCCGCATCCACGCCAACATCGAGGCAGACCTGAAGGGACAGCCTGTTCCTCACGCTGGCCCTGAGCTGGATATGGCTATGAACGCCATCAACAAGGTGAAGGAGCTGGGGCTGGACATCGCGGACTCTGAGGTGACCGTTGTTTCACACGAGTATGGATATGCCGGGACTACGGACCTTGCGGTGACCAAGGGAATGCTGTGCGGGATCTTGGACTTCAAGTCCACGAAGACCACTCCCGGCGAGCCCATCACCCCTAAATTCGGGCATATCCCCCAGATCGCGGCGTACCACGTTGCGTACTGGTGCAATGGTGGACCCATCAAGGAGAACTCCGTAGGCTACAACGTCTACATCAGCACGACGGAACCCGGACGTATCGAAGTGGTTGAGTACTCAGCGGCTGAGATGCGCGAGGCGTTCGAACTGTTCTGCTCCGCAGCCCAAATCTGGAGGTACAAGAATGCCTACGATCCCCGGTCTTAGTGTGGGCGATTGGCAGAACATCCGTAAGTGCGTAGCAATGCGCGCTGGGATGGCTCAAGCCTTCAACCCCCAGACTGCTAAACAGCTCTGGAAACTCCACGACAAACTTGCGACGCTCACCTTTAAGAAAAGTAAGCCGGAAAAGGCAGGAAGCCCTGAAGCTCTACCGGGAGCTGAAGGCTGAGTATTTGTCAGTCAACCCGTCCTGTGAGTGTTGTCAGAGAAGCGACGCACAGGACATTCACCACAAGCTTCCCCTCGGGCGTGGGGGGAAGCTCTGTGACATTTCAATCTTTATGGCAGTCTGTCGCCCCTGCCATAACCTGATCCACGCCGATCCCAAATGGGCGACACAACAAAAGTACTTATATGCGAAAGCTAGAGACACTTGAAGAGCGACTGATGGAAGACCTGCTGAACGCCATTGGCTCAGAAGAAGACCCCGTAGAGCAGTTTCGGGCTATGGAGCGGTATCACAAGTTCACCCAAGCTCGTGGTGAACGTATCAGGTCAGAGGCCCTCCGTGACGATTGAGCACAGAGGCCAGCTTCTCTTCCACGTAACGAGTGAATCTCGGGAAGAGGAGTTCTATGTCTGTGACCTCTCCCTCCACAGAGGGAGGGGTCAATGCACCTGCCGGGACTGGGAGACCAGATGCCAGCCCCGCCTGAAGGAAGGGAAGAATGCTGAGTACCCCCAGACAGACAGAGATAGATGTAAACACATCCACGCCTGTGTTCTATGGCTTGGAAATGAGGTCATCAGGAGAACGATAGGATGAGCCTCGATTGCAACACGGAGAATGGTCGCCGGTACATCAGCTACCAGCATCTGTGTCTGCAATCGTTCTGTGCCGCTAAGAAGGTGGGCTATGCCACTACTACCGACACCTCAGATGCGGACGTAGACGCCATCCTCTGGCGCTCGTCCATCGTAGGGGTCGCGGAGGTGAAAACCCGCAATCTCACCCATCAGCAGCTTTCCGGCTTCGGCTCCTACTTAGTCACCTTCTCTAAGCTGGAGAAGCTTAGGTCAGTAGCTAAGGCACTCCGCTGCCCCGGCCTGCTACTCGTCTATCTGATCCCAGAGACCAAAACGGTCTGGTGGAAGGTGTGCGACGGACAGGGGGAGTGGACGGTCGATGTTAAGGTGGAGCGAACGTCAACGCAGGCCACCTGCAATGGAGGCACGGCAATGCGAGACAACGCCTACCTACCACTCTCTTTGATGAAATGTTGAAGCCCCACAACGATGGACAATGGACCCCAGCTAGATTCCGTAGCTTCGTTACATCTGCATTGCGTCGGGCTTCTGGGCGATGGGGGCCTAAGCATTCTTGCCGCAAGGCTGCTAGAATTGGACGAAATCAGTACGTCTGCTCCGCCTGCAAAAAGGTCGTTGGCAATTCAGAAACCCATATTGATCACATCGAGCCCGTCGTGGACCCTGTACGCGGATTCCGAGG